TGAGGCACAGTATTTCCTCCCCTATACCCACTCTCCCCTCACCCTACATACTCCTTCACCGGCAGCCCCAGGAATTTCCTCTGCTCGTTCCAGTCGGCAGGCAACTGGTGGGAGAATATCTTCTTCACGGAGAAGTCGAATGTGGGGGGATCGTCCATGATGGCTTCGACGATGTCCGGCGCAAGGTTGACCAGGGACATGATCTTATTGAGCATGGAACGGTCGATGTTCTCCTCTTCGGCAAGTTTTATGATCGACAACGATGGATGCTTCTCCCACTTATCGAAGAGCCGGAAGCTCGTGATCAGCCTCCGGCGAATGGGGGCGAGCTTGTCCCAGTCCGATTTTCCCTCTTTTTCAACCTTGTCGAGGATGACCGAGTTTCTTTCGCGCCGGATGAATACCGGAATGGTGACTTCGAGGTTCCCATTGACGAGTTTGCGTTCTGTACGAGATTTCAATCTCATGGATTACCCCCTGACGAGCCCGCTGAGGGCTTCACTGTTGTATTCGATTTTGACCTGATCGCGGAACAGGGTTATCTTTTTGATGATGGTCTGGATGAACTTGTACCTCTCAACGGGGAACATGACCTTCCAGACCTCATTGAAGTTGGTGAATGACTGGCGGACCTCGTCCTCGGTGAGGTTCTCCCCGTTCGCGTTCAGCCCCTTCGCTTCCGACAGGATTCCGAAGAAGACTTCCGGTTTGGAGAGTGTGGTCTTGATATCTTCCAGGACAATCTCCTCAAGGTCTTTCAGCGGAACGCTCTTGAGCGGGCAAGTGTGCTTGACCCGCTTGCTGTCGGCATCGCAGATGAGGTAGCGGTAGTTTTTGCGCTTGTCCTTGCATGCGAAGGATGCCTTGAACGCTTTTCCGCAGTACCCGCACTTCACGAGTCCCCTGAGAGGCTCGACTCGCGCGAGGCGATGCCCGCCACCTTGGTGAACACAGTTTGCCTGCAGAAGCTTCTGTGCATTGTCCCAGGCATCCTGAGTGATGATCGCCTCGTGTTCGCCGGGATAGGTTTTATCGTGATGCTTGACGAGTCCGATGTAAATGGGGTTGTTCAGTGTGTCGTAGATGCTTTGGCCGGTGAATTCACCTCCGCCATGCAGAGTCCCGCTTCGTCTGCTGACCCATTCACGTCTGCGGAATCCGGCCTTATTCATTGCCTCCGCAGTATCCCGCGCTGAACCGAGTTTGAGGTAGGTGTCGAAAATCTTCCGCACGACCTCGGCCTCTTCCGGGACGACGAGCAGTCGCTTGGTCGTCGGATTGGATTTATATCCCATCGGCGGCACGCCACCGGTATTCATCCCCTTCTTCTTTGCCGAGGCGACCTTGTCGCGGATGCGTTCAGCGATGATCTCGCGCTCATACTGCGCAAACGTGATCAGGATGTTCAGCATCATGCGTCCGGCCGACGTGCTGGTGTTGATGTCCTGTGTTACGGAAACGAAGTCGACGCCCTTCTTGTCGAAGAAGTCGAGCATGTCTGCAAAGTCGTGCAGGCTTCTGCTCAGACGGTCGATCTTATAGACGCAGATCACGTCGACCTTTCCCCGCCTCACGTCTTCCATAAGGCGTTTGAGGGCGGGACGCTCAGTGGTTCCGCCGGAATAGCCGCCGTCGTCATACCGATCCGGCAGACACACCCAGCCCTTGCTCTTCTGACTGGCGACGAATGATTCTCCCGCCTCGCGCTGGGCATCGAGGCTGTTGAACTCCATGTCGAGTCCTTCTTCCGTGCTTTTTCTCGTGTAGACGGCGACACGCTTTGTTTTGGTTTCCTCCATGCTCATCCTTTCTGAATTCCGAAGAACTCAAATCCGTTGCGGTTGACTCCGCAGATTTTTGTGGCAATCGAGGACAGAGTGGAATACATCTTCCCATCCATTTCGAATCCGTCCTTCAAGACCGTCACCTCGTATCTCTTCCTGTGCCAGACGCGACAGATAATCGTTCCCACACGAAGATTCACTTTTGGACGCTTCTGTTTTTCCGGCTGCACATTGTCATCCATGATTTTCTGAAGCGTGGCCTTGCTCACGCCGCCGTATGCGAGTTCCTGAACGCGATATGAGAGTCTCCGCCGCAGGAACGGCACACCGAAGTTCGGAGCCGCCTTGCCGTACAGCGCGACCCATTTGTCTTTGAGTTCGTCCAGCGTCATCTGTTGGAGCGCGAGCAGCTCTCTTCGGACGTTGTCAGCAATTTCATTCATCCGCATGTCTCCTTGTTTTGAGGTTGATTGGCTCGTATTTCGAGCTTGGCATTAGTAAAGCATCGGTTCGCGCGGATAGCAAATACTTATCCCATGTTTTCTGCGTTTATATCGAAGATTCCACATTCGCGCCGTAAACACGGAGAATAGCCGCGGCAAGAATACGGCATATCAGCTTGAAATCGTCGTTCGTATTCGTCATATCGAATCCTTTCCTGTGTTTATTTTCTGAGGTCGGACAGCTTCAGTTTACGCCGAGGTTCCGCCGTCGTGATATGCGTCCCCGTGCGTTCCGACAGCTTTATGCGGCCTTTCTTCTTCTGAGCGACCGCGCCGAACTCCGGCAGGCTACATCCGAGCATAGACCCGCACACCGCGCAGCCAGCCAGGCAGTCCAGCCAGTGGTTATCGTGGTGTTCCGGCTTCAGCTTCCATTCGTCCACCGTGCGGCCGCGTCCCTGCGTCTTCACCCGGTATTCAGCCGTCAGGTGTTCGGCGAGGAGCTGATGGATGCCGGGAATGCGTCCATAGAGCGTGAGGGAACCTTTGTCGCCAGTCGGCACCGCGAGGCGAGCGTGGACGAAACTTTTCCAGAAGTTCGAATCGAATATGACGTGCCGGACAGCCCGCTTCTTCGCTACGCTCGGCATCATCCAGTTGAAGCCCAGACGGTCGCCCGGTTGCTTGCGGTATTCCGTCATCGGTTTCGAGCTTGCGCCAACGTACCTTCCGTGGCTCGGCAGCACGACCCCGGCGAACTTGGATTCCCGGCAGAACTGGTACACGAGGTCGGTCGAAGTTCCCCAGTTTGCGTCAATCAGCGCCCGTTCGATCTTCAGCACGGCTCCATCCTCGCGCTCCCACTCGCGTCCGAGCAGGTCGTCCGTCAGGGCAGTCAGGGCGGCGTACAGGCCGCCTTCAAGCCCGGCACGAGGGAACTCGGACTGGATGGTCGGATTGGCGTCTGCGAGGGAGAATTCGCGCCTGTGCTGGTCGGGCCACGCACCGTAATCAATGACGCTTCCGGTGAAGTTCTCCGCCCACGCCGTTACCACATAAAACAGTAATGCCTTCTGCACGTCGATGAACAGCGTCAGCCGGTCGCAGGCAAGCGGAACCTTGTTGTGCGGAAGCCCGTTGATCTTTGCACAGATGGCGTCAATGCTTAGAATCTCCTCGCCGCCCGTGTCTTCGGGGAGCGGATCATTCTGGTACTCCGCCTGGAAAGCTTGTTCATCCTGGAACTTCAAATTCATGGCATGCTGAAGTGCGCTGATCTCGTCATGGTTGAAACGCGCCTCCCAGCTCACTTTCGCGCCTTCGTCCATCTCCGCACGGTGTGCTTCGTAGAATTCGGTCGCCCTGCGAAAGTTGCCTTCCTCACGCAGAGCCTCCGCACGAATCTCGGCATACTGCTCCCACAACTTCATGTTCTTCGGGAACTCATAAACCATCTTCGTCCGTTCGCCGTTCCAGTCCGGATGTGTCTGTCTGTTGAGGATGATGTCGGCCATGTCGCCCGGACGAATAATCGTGCAGGGCATGATCCCCGAAATTTTCTGTCCGGGTCCGGCAAGGCCGAGGATGTCGCCCGCGAGAACACGGATGCGCTTGCGGGTCTGTTCAAGGCTACCAGCGCTTTCGCTCGTCTGCGGGTCGTCGATCACAACGAGGCTCGGTCGGACACTGCGTCCATCCGGCCGCTTGTATTTCATGCCGCGGATTCGGCCAGTGATTCCGGCCACGCGAACAACGATGCCGCTCGCCGCGCTGCCCTTGATGGTCGGCAGTACGATCTCGTTGCTCGTCCAGGTAATGCGTGTTCTTTCCCCGTGATACAGCTGACCGGCACACCTGTTGGCGATGCCGTCGAGCTGCTGAATCGGATAGCAGACCTCAGGGAAGTCGGCGGCAAGATGCTCGTTGATCTCAAATTCGGTCATGAGGGAGTCCAGCAGTTCCAAGGCCGCCGATTCTGTTGCACCGATGAGCATGATGAACTCACGGTGGCCGTAGAGCATAGCCCAGATGGCCGCGACCTCAGTGAGGCTACTCTTCCCAGAGCCGCGCGGCATCGCCAAAGCGAACAGGCCGCCCTTCAAAACTGCCGTTTCGATTTTGTGGATCGCTTTGAGATGGTCGGGCGACCATTCCAGCGAAAACGTTTCAGGGAAATACTCCTCACAAAACATTCGGAAGTTCGTCCGGCACCGCTTCTTCCTCTCCGGGTTCACCACCTCCGGCAGTTCGCCGATGTCGCGTCCGGCCATCGCGAGCGCGAGATTCCGGTTGCGGGCGGCATTCTTCTTTTCCTCATATGTCAGCGGCGTCATGCTCTGCCTCACCATGAGCTCGGAACGGAGCCAGGCGGCGTACTTGAACAGGTTTACGGTCTGCCCGCC